CTTCACGAATCGCTACGGAACTATACGTTAGTGACGTATTTGTAGCAATAGCCATTTATTTATCTCCTTGTTAAGAATTAAACATATCTTCCAAAATAGAAGCCGCATCATCGACATGGCCCGTATTTTGTAGACGCTTCATTTTAACAGTACGTTTCTTTTTATCACTATCCTGCTTCCCTCTAGGAGAACCAGCACGGACAACTCTAGGTTTGTTCTTAACTTTCTTAGATGAGATATCATTACCCTGTAAGTCATCATACTTCTTGGCTTTTAACAGAATTAATAAATGTCTGTGATCTAAGAGTGAATCAAACTCATTCTCTGCATAACCCTGGGATAGAGCAAACTCCCTAGCTTCATTCCAAATCTTTGTTTTCTGATCTGGGTCTTTCCACTCAGGTAGTTTTTCTTCTAGCTGGGCCATGTGATAGTTGGCAATTTTACCTTGCCTTTCCTCACGTTGAGCCTGGACTTGAGCATTCTGTTGGTACTGAGCTTGCTCCATCTGCTGTTGGTTAGCCGCTAACTGGGCTTGCCTTTGCTGAAGCTCGTCACGCTTGGAAAAATATTCAATGGGGTCTTCTTGTTTGAGTGTTTCCCAATCAATACTATTATACTGCTCTAATCCAGATAAAGAATGTTGTACAACTTGTGATAAAGCTGCTATGTACTGCTGACGCTCCTGTTGTAATGCTCCGATCTCAGAGTTATATTGACCATATAATTGTTCAATAGCTTTTCGACCTTCTGCCAACTCTTGCGTCTTTTTGGTGTAATCCGATTGGCGTGAATAGCCTTTCATAAGCTCGTCAAGGGTTACTTCCTGTTCTCCACCATCTACTTTGACAGCGTACAGTAGTTCCTCTTCAGCTTCTTCATCGGTTTCCTCAGATTCTTCTTCGCCTTCCGGCTCTTCTTCCTCTTCGGACTCCTCTTCAAATGATTTGTCTTCCTCTACGGGTTGAGACTCTTCCTCTTCAGTAGGTGTGGCTTCCTCAGTTTCTGGAGTTTCCCTTTCGGATTCCTCGATCTTGAGTATTGCCTCTTGTGCTTCCCATATACTGCCGGGTTGCGTTTGTTCTTCGTGTGCTTGCGGGGCTGGTTGCTTGTCCGCCATAATTAAATTCCTCTATCAGATATACGGGTGTTGCTTTTCCATCATTTTAGCCATGTGTCCAGTTTCAACTATGGACTTTAGATGACCGTCAATTTTTTCAAGCAGTCTTATTGCAAGCCATATAGATTCTCTGGCTTGCAAATCTGTCGAACCACTGTGTGACCAGCGATTCATTAATTCTTCTCTTAAAGTGTCAAATGCTTCTTGTAGTAACTCATCATTGAGGAGGCGTTTAGCGTGTTCCTCTCTTTGTTGTATGTCCAAATTCAGTACACCCGACTCATTCGCTTCGGATTCTTATACTTTTTAGCCCACTTCTCAGCACCAGCGCGGGTCTTAAAATTTCTAGTTACACCTCCATAAGTGGCTACGAAACCACCTTTCGGGCCGGGCTTCTTTCTGATTGGCATTTATGTTGCTCCTATAGCGACAGGTCTGTTCTGTTGTGATTCTAACTTGAGTTCTGCAACTTTAAGTTGCGTGTCTACAGCATCTTTCTGAGCATCCTGCTGAAGTTTCTGAGCTTTTAACTGGACTTCAGCGGATTTAATTTCTAGTTCTTTCTGCTTCACCTGCATCTCCATTTGAGCCATCTGTTGTTCTGGGGATGGTTGTGGAGGCTGTGGTGGGATCATTGCAGGATTAGTTAAGTAATCATCTACATTCTGGAATCCCATTGCCTTAACAAGTGCAGCACCTAAGTTGTACATATTCTGTACGTTGACAATAGGTAATCCACCTTTCATTGCTTCACCGGCAAACGATAACATCTGAGACAGGTGCATCATCTGCTGATCTTTATTCCCACTACCCAGTGCAACACTTACAGTGCAGTCATACTTGTCATTCCATGCGTCAGGTCGTACAGGAATCCAGTTATTACGCAGCATAACAACACGTTCACGATCCTGATACTTTAATAACAGTTCGTATATAGTACGCATTAAGTCTTTCACACCAGTTTCTGCAAAGTTCCTAGCTATAAGTTCTACACGGCTTTGTGCAGCAGTCATTACAGCATTTACAGCAGTAGCGGTTGTATGCGATGTTAATGCATTCTCATTCATGCCCTGAGACATACGGGATACACCTGCTCTGGATTCCCTTACACCATCCAGGTATTCAAGCATCTGGAATGAATAAGGCTCTAAAGGTGGTGTTACAAGAGGTGTGACGGCATTGGGTGATTTAACCCTGACTACACCGCCCGGACGTTGTGTGAGCAAATCATCTAAGTTTGCTTGCCCTTCTAATACCGCATATCTGCCGAAGTTCTGGTTGTACATATTATCCATTAGATTCCGCATCAGGGTACTTTTCATAAGCTGCAAATCCATAACAAGATCGGCAACCGACAAGCCAAAGAACTTATGTGGAATCTTTATCGGAGTAATAGATACGAATGGTATTGAATCTATCGCATCATTAGCAAGAACTTTAGAACCTACAGTACATAACTTCCTGAGTTCGGCAATACCATCATTATCATAGTCAGTTTTCAGATAACTTTCATGCAGCCAGTATTCTTTCAAAGCATCTTCAGATGCTGCATTATCATTAAACCCGAAGCTATTACTATTATCAAAATCATGCCTTGCCTGGGATTCCCCGAACAAATGTCCCATATCCTCGTCACCACCAGTTAAATCTTCTACATCAAGCGATTCATCCGGGTACATCTCTCTTAGTTCAGATAAAGTTTTCTTTACCCTATGACAGACAAATCTTGCATCCTGTATAGTCTTGGATTCTCTGGAAATCAGGAACTCAGAAGGTGGTACATTTTCAATCTTTACTTTACCATTCTTCCCTGTTCGTCTAATAACTACATCATGGAATGTAACAGCCATTTCCTGCATAGGTTGTGCGCCATACTCACCACCGCCAGAGTGGGCAGTATGCTCAACAACCTCTACTTCTTCTGGTAAGACAAGATAATTGAACTGATCGTCTGTTAAGTTCTTGTATTCTTCCCTAACAGCTTCATCATATTCTTCCCACCAGACTTTTACGATTCCGTTCTTAGATAAAAGGGCATCCGTGAACCAGGAGTAGAGTATCTCCCAACCCGGATTGTCTTTTGTAAAAACGTAATTAACGTAATCAGTTGCCTGTTCAGCCATCTGTACGTCTTCCGGGCCATGAGGAGTGAACTTTACCATCTCGTCCCCGGATGCAAATACTCGCATCAATGAAGGCTTCATCCATTCTATTGTATCTTGTACCGTGGAATCTACAAACTGACTTCTACCTTCAACCTCATTGCCGAATGGCTGACCATAGTAATACTCCATAGCAGCTTCACGCTGTTTGGATATCTCATCACCATAGCCTAAAGATTCAGTGATTTCATCTCTGATCCTAGCTAATAGTTCGTCCTCAGTTATCTTTTCTTTCGCCATTAAACAATTCCATAGTTACCGTAAGCTACATCCTTTGTCCATGATGGGTCTTCTCCAGCTATAGCAAAGCGTTGTGATTGAAAAGCGTAGCGTGTTGCAGACATTAGATCATCTCGTAATGGTACAACTTTACCGCCCTTTCTATGATACATCCTGAATTCCTCAAACCAATCCGACAGGGTACTGAATACCTTGAACTTATCATTTTCCATGGCCTGAATCATTGCCATTAAACCTTCTTCGATACTATTACCACCTTTGTTCTCTCCCAATGCAGGTGGATTAGTAAAGTGATCCAGCCTCATATTACACCCTAGATTACGATACTGGTCAGCCAGGCCGGGATTACCCATAGAATCTCGTCTATTACCGTCATGGGGATAAGCAATGGGGATAAAATGGGGTCTAGAGCGTATAACTTCCGCATGAGAAGAGGGTGACGCTTTCGACATTCTATAGCAATCATAGACATAAAATACATCCTCATCACGATCAATAGCACCCCAAACTACTGCTGTCGGATGATCCCAACCAAAGTCTATTGCTGCTATTCTAGGCCAATGATCCTCTATATGTATAGGATCGACCATTAGTTTCTCTTCATTAATAGGAAATATAAGGCCAGAACCAATGGATGGTCTGCCGTATCTCCGCATCTCTCGCTCATGTGGGCTATAACTGGAGAGTATCTGCTCCATTACAAGCTCACTGAGATGACCCTGCTCTCCATTCATGGTCTGGACTTTCTCAGATGCGTCATCCCATGTAGCGTTTGTCAGGGATTGTCCTTGCTGAAGGTTATTCATGAAGGATGCAACTGTCTCAGTCATCCCCGCTTCCGGGGTAAAGGTCATATATACCATACCCTTCCTGTCAAGAGTACGGGTTACAGCCTGTGAATAGATTTCTCTGCTTGGTTCCTCATCCAACCAGATACAATCTACTGACCTGCCCTGCCATTTTTCTACACCCATCTCGTAGGCTTTGAAGAATAAAGAAGAGTTCCCACCGCTAATGTGCCTGATTAGGGCGACCGATTTGGCATTAGGAACACCGGGCTTCCGTTCAGTCTTTATTATATAGTTTTTCGGTATAGTACCGGAACCAAACGCATCCGGGTCATCAGGGGAACCCAATAGTTCAAATTGTACAATGTCTCTCGTTGTTTCGTTGGACACACCACCTGCCCATGCAACGATAGGATGGTCATACTCCCTTCCCTCCCACCAATCAGGATATATACCTGTCAGATGGTAAGATAACTCCATACTCCCGCAATAGGACTTCCCTATGCGGTTAGCAGCCATCAGGAGCCTCTGGTTTGCCTCTGAGCCACTTTTATGGAACTTCTTTTGGTAGGGGTAAGGGTCGTAGCTATTTATTCTGCTAAAGCGATTCTCAAGCTCTTCTTCAGCTAATAAGTCTTCTAATTCTTTCTCTTCTTCCTTACTAATGCTGCCTTTTCTTGAGGAGGGCATCTATCCTTTGACTCCTTTCTTCCGGGGTTCTATCAGATGTACTGGTTTCTATGCGCTCTACAGGCTTTAACCCTGCTCTGTCTAGTAGACTATTAGATGCATTAAGACGTACAGACTCAGATTGACCTTCTCTGGCTAGAGTTTGGACAATAGCAAGATTCTCAGAAATAATCTGGGGTAGAATAGTATGTACCCTGGCAGCTATTTCATCCTGATATTGAGTTTTTAGCTTATATCCTGTCTGTTTAGCGTACTTCTCTGAATAACCAGCCTCTATTGCAGACTGTGTTGAGTTACCAGAGAGTGCATAAGTGTCTATAAACTTGCGATGTTTCTCGTTCTGTACCATATTAGTGTTTGATTATGTTGTCTATTTACCCTCCGCTGTATGGGAAGGATATATATTATAATGTAAAAAAGAAAAGGGGGTGGTACCTGGGCTCCGATTAGCAACAACACAGCAACAACGGCAGACAGATAACACCAACATGGGTATTCGCTGCGCTCATCCTAACAGAACCCTACAAGCACCGTGTGTGCGTGTGGGTTGGATATCCTTACAAGCCTAACAGCTACCCCGCTCCGCTCCCTACGCACGGCAACAGCGGTTGTTCAGGAGTGATATAACCCTATAGAGAATAGTAGCCTTGTGTATAGATTCTTTATCGGCTTTTTCATATCGAGACTCAAAGGTGGGCGCGATTGTCGTATCATCGTGCACTCCTGCAGAGTCAGACAAGCGATAGCGCGTCAGGTATTGCCTATATATTAATATCATATGATGTCGTTTATTCAATGCTATTGGTCGTTTCTAGGCTTGCATCTCTTATGTGGGTAATGTACAATTCAGTTATTCAATCAAGAGGGGAATAATGTGACATATCAGGAATTCGAGAAGTTGCTAAATAAGTTGTACCGCTTAAGAGTGGAGATTATGCAAGATTCAGACGGCACTATCTCTAGTAACTGGAATTGTGGTCATGTATGCGATGAAACTATACAGCTGTTAGAAAGTAATCATCCAAGGATGACAAAAAGATACTACCAACCGTACGAATAATTCCTCTAAGCCCAGCCGGTGGCATTGTAACCGGCAAGGAATAAACATGAGACTTCAAACAATGGTGGCAATACTTCGCGAGGACTTAAAGTACACCAGGATATTTATGTGGTGTTTCTTGGGTCTTAATCTTGTACAGTTCTTCGGATTTAATTATCTGATTTGGAGTTATTTGGCACAATTATAGTTGGCAAAGGATAGCAGAGTTTGGTACACTCTGTTATTCTTTATTAACTACAGAGGCAAAGACCATGTTTACAGTAGTCGCGATTGAAAACAACAAGTGTATAAGTCAACTATGCAACGTGTCAAAACATGAAATACCTGTGGCGGTTGCTATGTTTAGGCGCGATTATGTGCGCGCTGTTGTTATTGTAGAGAACAAATCAGGTACAGTAGTTCAAGTTCATAAAGCAGAGGTATAAATAATGAAGAACATAACAAAGCATACCGGAAAATTGGAGTTTGTTAAAAGGCTAACAAGCAGCACCAATGGAAACCCACGCTTTTTTGTTAGGGTAGACGGTTGGCATTGTTGCACGCAACCAGATGCACAACTAGGCTATTCTATACAAAACTGGTGGAATCAGACTGTTACCGCTACCATTGGCACACACTACGGTATCCCACAGATTGACAACATGTGGGGGCCAGAATGAATAATTTACTTGGGTTTTTTGCATTAACGGCAGCATTTTTTCTGGTGTTTTACTGTGTCGTTTTCTCGTAAGTTAATGACGCTCCCAGGCATTGCATGGTAGGTCATTTTCTGCTAGAATCTGCTATACAGTTGAAAATTAACGGACTACAGGTAGTCTAAACAAGGAGCTTAACATGACAGTAATTAACCGATACACAATCAAAGATGGCAAGTACGCAGGGCAACAGGTCAAAGTATTAGCACCAATACATCCCACCTGGAAAGAGCGTATGAAAATATGGGGCTTTACTCAAGACGCTGGGCCGGTCGGAGTAATGGCAGGAAACGAGGCTGATTTTTATTACGGTGACTCAGCCTATACGACAACCAACCATTCACACGGGACAACCTAAATGGAAATCAACGTGGAAATTAAATCTGTCTACGGTAGCGATTTCGTATATCCTATATGCGACAAGGCAAAGCTATTTTGCGCCATCGCTCAAACTAAAACCTTGACAAATGAGGTACGGCATAGTATAAAGGAACTAGGGTACAAAATTAAAGTAATCACACGACAACAGGAGCTATAAATGAAACTTAAACCATGCGGTTCAAACATGACACTAATTCGGATGAACAATGGCACCGAAATATTGTTTAGTTATTCCACACCAGTTGCAGGGTATTACAGAGGCGAGGCAAACAACGCTGTACTAGATCACGAATACTTCAGAACAAACGAATGGTATTCAAGCACCACAACCAGACACATTAACAAATACCTGGACGGTGTAAAAGCTGTGACAATCGAACAAGAAGAAATTGATTCGATGATGTCGCATTAAGAACAGAACTAAACGCATACTGGACAGACAACACTCTCTCTGTCTGGTATGCTATAGTCTCAACAACTGGAGATAAGCATGAGTAATTTTACTAAGGAAGTGGCAAACGAATTGGTACATATAAAACTGGAACCAAGACCGGCAACAGATGTTGTGATTCTAAGACTGTTCGATAGTTCGGGTGATATATTAGGTACTCACTTGACAGACCTGGATCACCTTGGTAATCTATCCTTTGACATCAACACAGCAATCCAAGATAGGGAGATTTGGTTGCATGAACAGGAGCAAAGCAATGACTAGATTTCTAAGACCAATCCTAACTAGCGAGCCATCACTAGAACCAACGGAACCTATTGATTACAAAGCATTATCTAGACGGCGTGACCAGATGCAAGAATATACATACGAACAGAGCCGTTATGATAACGAGATGTACCAGGAAGAAATTAATAACTGGCGTATGTACGATGCACTCGAAGATTCACTACTTGAAATGGAGAGCAAATGAAAAAGAGAGGACAAAAGATTAAGCTAGAGCATACCGATACAGGACAGGTGATCGAAGCTAAAATAATCCTGTCTGATAGCAGACAAGGATATCTAGCAGAACTGATAGACAAACCTTATAAAGGTTTTCTTGATGCTTGGCAATGGTACAACCTTAACGAATGGAGAGAAATATAATGGACTTTGAAGATTTTATGATTGAAGTAGAGCAAGAGCTTGACGCATTAGCAGCAGAGCAGGGCGAAGAATTTACTAGCTCTCAGATGGAGTCAATTATGTATCATCTATTCGAGAATGGAGA